GCGATCCGGGCGGGGTGGAGTGTGAAGGACGCGGAACTGCACGCCTTGCGATCCGCGCGCCCTGCTGCTGGCCCCCACTTCCACTTCGGCAGCCGGCCGACGGCCAACGAAGCGGTGTTGGAGGCGGCGGTTCTCCAGGCCGCAGGGCACAACTTCCGGCTCGACGACCCGAGCTTCTACGAGGCCCGCGGCGACCGCCCAGCGCTCCCCAAGGTACTCGCCGGTCGAGTGCAACGGGAACTCAAAGCCCGCTATAGCGACCAGGTTCAGCAATCGGCCCATACGCTCTTCAAGGGGCGGATCGGCCTGCAGGAACTCTTGGTCTGCGGAGCACGGACCAACGGCTACACCGGCCCCGCCGCGCTGCGGGACGATGGCGACATCGAGAGCGTGTTACGGGCGAGCAACTGGGCGCGGAACACGACGATCGAGGCGGAAGGGGCGAGCAATACCAGCCTGGCGAACGTGCTCGCCAACGTCATGAACAAGTTCCTCCTGCAAGGGTATCTGTTCGTTGAACAGGCCTGGCGACAGATCGCGGCCGTGCGGCCGGTGAAGGATTTCAAGCCAACCAAGTCGGTGAACCTGTACGGCGATTTCATCTACGAGAAGGTCGGCAGTTCGGGCGAGTTGAAGAACGCCACGCTCAGCGATCAAGCGTTCGCCAACCAGGCGGACCAATACGGGCGGATCATCACGCTCGATCGCAAGCAGATCATGAACGACGACCTGGGTGCCCTGACCACGGTACCGACGCTCTTGGGCCGTGGGGCCGGCCTGCGATTGAACCAGCTCTTTTGGAGTGCGTTCAACACCCCGTCCGCGGCCGACAACGGGCAGGCGTTCTGGAACGCCGCTGCCCATGCGGCCAGCAATGCCCTGCCGAACCTGTTGACCGGCGCGGGATCGGCCCTCTCCAGTGCGAGCCTGCAGGCGGCGGTGACCGCGTTCAACAAGCAGACGGACCCCGCGGGCTACCCGCTCGGGATCGAGCCAGAGATTTTGCTGTACCCGTCAGAACTGGACGTGACGGCCCGCGAGTTGATGAACTCGCAGTTCCTGGTGTACGGGGGTGCGAGTGCGGCCAAGCAGCCGAACACCAACATCTGGGCCGGTCGGTTCACGCCGGTGATGTCTCGCTACTTGTCCAACCCGTCGATCCCCGGCTTTTCGGCGACCGGGTGGTACCTGCTCGGCAACCCGGCCCTGGCCCCGGTCGTCGAGGTCGCGTTCGTCAACGGGGTCGATGTCCCGACCGTGCAGACGGCGGGGCCGGACTTCCAGTTCGACCGGCTGGGGATCAGCGCCCGCGGTGTGTTTGACTGCGGCGTCAACAACCAAAACTTCCGCGGCGGCGTCAAGAGCGCCGGGGCATAACCGCCACGCCGTTGGTCGCATCGGCCACCGCGACGAGAGCCGTGGCCGGTGCTCCCCTCAGCCTCTTTCTATCTCCGCATCTCCTGGGAGTTCCCCATGCCGTTCACGGCTCAATTTATCAGCGGCAAGCCGATCCCGACCGACCACACGCCCACGGTCGATGTCGTAGCCGGTCAAGTGATCGTCATCGGCGACACGGTGCGGATCGCACCGCTCGACATCGCCGCGAACACGCTCGGCACCCTGCATATCGGGGGCGGCATCTATCAGGTGCCCAAGTCCACGGCGGGCGGCTCGGCGATCGTCAGCGGCAAGCGGGTCTATTGGGACGCGGCCAACGGGGTTGCCACAGTCAACGCGGCGAGTGGTGCCAACAAACCGCTCGGAATCACGCTCGCGGCGACCGTGGACGCCTCGGCGTCCGTGACTCTCCTGCACTGGCCGAACTGATCGAGTGAAGGGTGAAGGGTGGAGAGTGGCGAGCAAGAGACAGAACTCAACCCTAACCCTTCACTCACCACTCACCACTCGCCACTCACCACTCGCCACTCACCACTCGCCACTCACCACTCGCCACCCGAAGCCCATGCCCTACCGCTGCCGTCGTCCGTTCAGCTTCCAAGTCGCGGGCGAACCCGAACGGTGGTATCGGCCCGACGACACTATCGACCCCGACGAGCTGCCCCCCGGCGTGCTGGCCCATGCGATCGCCCAAGGGGCCGTTGTCCCGATCCCCGAAACCCGATCCCCGATCCCCGAAACCCGATCCCCGATCCCCGAAGTTCCCGAAGCAACCCCCTCTGGGGCGTGACCTGCCGAGGTGCTCGTGTCCCTGTTCACCCGTGGCCAGGCGCTGCTCAACCGGCTGCTGGCCGAACAATCGCCGGTCGGCAGTGCGGGTGTCACCTACACCCGTGTCGGCGGGTTCGCGGCCACGCTCCCGGCCTGGGTCGGTCGCACCCTGTTCGCACTCGATAGCGGCAGCGCCGCACGGGTCGAGTGGGGGGAACGCGATTACCTGGTTTCGGTGGCCGCGTTCGAGGCAGCGTTCGGGCCGGGCACACTGCCCGCTCGCGGGGACCGGATCACCGAGGAGGGGGCGGGAATCTTCGAGCTGCAAACGCCGACCGGCGAGGCCGCCTGGCGTTACTCCGACCAAACCCGCACCCTGTTCCGACTCCACTGTCAACGGGTCACCTAACCGATGCCCACACCCGCCCGTTCGAGCCTGATGATTGACGCGGTCGTCGCCCGCATCCAAGCGGGGCTGCCGCCGGGCGACCCGACGGTCGTCGAGGCATCGTTCGTGCCCGTGATCGCGGACGCGGACGGTCGGCCGACACTAACAGGCCGGCGCTGCTGGGTACTCGACGAAAGCGAAGCCGTCGAGATGGCAACCCGCACGGAACGCTACCGCGAATACGGGGTGCGGGTCTTCGTCGCCGAACGCTACCTCCTGCCCGGCGACCCGCCGTTGGCCTGGCTGCGGGAGCGGATCGCCTGGGTCGAAGCCCACCTGTTCGAGCCGCTCTCGATCGCGGGGTTCAACTTCGATCAGTTGCTGCTCGCCGATCCGCTCGTCCCGCACTCGGGGGCCTGGCCGTCGGGGGCCGAGGTCGTCGCCAAGTACGACCGCGGCTGGCTGAGCCAACACAAGCTGTTCGCGTCCGAGCTGCTCTTCCGTTTCCAAGAACTTGCGGGGTGACCTGTGGCATTAGGGATTCAGTGTTCGCTGCGCTACGACAGCGCGGCGTACCAGGCGGGCGGGGCGTGGAACGCTACACCGGTCTGGGCTGGGATCGGCGGCGTCAGCGATTGCGAGCTGGCCCCGAGCGCCAAGACGACCGCGGTGGTCACGCGGGACAGCCGCATCGAACGAAACGTGGTCACGGTGCTCGGCCTGGAAATCTCGGGCAAAGTGCTCGTCAACCCGAGCGACCCCGGCTATGCCGCGCTGGAGGCCGCGTTCCATACGCTCGGGATGCTGCCGATCCTGATCCTCAACGGGCCGGGGAACGTGGTCGGCTCCAAGGGGTGGCGGCTCGACTGCCACGTCACCAAGTGGACCGAGGATCAGGGGCCGGAAGCGGTCCTGTTCCGCGCCTTCACGCTCGTCCCCGCCCTCAGCCCGAACGCGCCGGCAATCGCCACGGTCACGGGCGTTGGCCCGCCGCCGATCGTCGCGTTCGCGCAGCCTGGGTAATGCTTCGGGTTTCGGGGTTCGGGTGTCGGGTTTCGGGCGACGATTTGGATCCCCGATAGCCCGTCCCCGGAACTTGATTCCCGAAACCCGAAACCCTACCCCCGATACCCGAATGCCGAACTTCACCTGGAATGTGTCGGAACTGCTCGCGGCGGTGGACGCTGGCGAGCGTCGGCTCTTGGGCCGGTTCGGGGCGTTTGTCCGGCAGGCGGCGCGGCGGTCGATGCCGCGGAAGAAGGGGATCAGCCCGCCCGGTGCCCCGCCGTTCGCGCACACCGGCGGACTCAAGAACCGCGTCCTGTTCGCCGTCGATCCGGTACGCGGCTCGGTGACCATCGGGGCGGCGACGCTCCGCAACGGCGAACGGCCGGGGGCACTGCTCGAACATGGCGGCCAAGGGCGACGGGGCCGCTACCGCCCTCGCCCGTTCATGCAACCTGCGTTCGCGGCGGTCCTCGGCGATGGCCGACTCAGCGACGATCTCCGCTCCCTTCTGCGAGGCTAACCGATGACGGGTACGTTCCAAGATGCAGTGGGCCGCAACTGGCGGCTGGCGATCACGGTGGCCGACCTGCCGCGAGTGCGGGCCGCGGGGTTCGACCTCTCCCGTGTCTACCGCGACGAGGCGGGGTTTGCCGCCCTCTTGGACCTGGACCCCGAGCTGCTCGGGCGGGTGCTGTGGTCACTCTGCGAATCTCAGGCGTTGGCCGCGAGTGTGACCCCCGAGGAGTTCGCGGCCGGGTTCGATGGGCCGACCTTGACTCAGGCGGTCGATGCGCTGGCGGATGCCGTTCTGGATTTTCGGTACCGCCCGGCGATTGCCCGCCAGTTGAAGGCACGCCGGGCGGAACTGACGAGCGAGTTGGAGACGCTGGCCACCCGAGCGATGACGACTGGGATCTCGAACGCGAATGCTGGCGGCTCGCCGGCATCGTTGGCATCGACCCCCGCCCCCTAACGCAGCGGCAGCTCTGGCGACTCGCCGCTGGGGCGACCGACGCCCGCATCCTGCAAACCGCGGTCCTCGCTGCTTCACTGGGGTGCCCGGTCCCGGTCGAGATTCTCGCCAAAGCGAACCCGTACCGGCCGACTTCGCGGTCGGCCCGACCGACCCCCAAGTCGGCCGAGATGCTGGAATCGGAGAACCGCGCCGCCTGGTCCCTGTTGGATCGGGTGCTCGGTGGCCTATCCGGGTAGCCCTCCTGTTCCAACGATCCGAGGAAAGTCGATGGCAGGTCCGAAGGGGGGGCGGCGGTGGGGGCGGCGGCGCGATCCGGGCCGGTGGCGCGTTCGTCGAATTGTTCGCCCGCGATGGTGCCCTCATCCAGAGCCTCGACGGTGCCAAGGCGCGGCTCGCCAAGTTCGCGGCTTCGACTGCTGGCATGGGGATCGGCCTGTTCTCCGCTGGCAGCAAAGCGGCCAAAGGGCTGGACGAGCTGGGCAATCTGGCGACCGATCGCGCCGCCGCGATGGCTTCGCTCAGCGCCGCGACCGGGACCAGTACCGAGCGGCTCAGCGCCCTGGAATACGCCGCCGGTACGGTGGGGGTGCCGTTCGAGCAGCTCGCCGGCACCCTGAAAGGGTTTTCGTCGCGGATCAGTCAAGCCGCCGACGCCGGCGACGAGACGTTCGCCCGGCTCGGGATCGGCTATCAGGAACTGCTCGGGCTGCCGCTGGACGAATCGCTCGAACGGGTGGCTACCGCGCTCGCCAACGTGGCGAACCCCGGCGACCGCACCCGGATGGCCGAAGAACTGGGCCTCGCCGAGCTGCTGCCCCTGCTCAACCAGGGGGCTTCGGGACTCCGCCAGTTAAAGGCGGACGCAAGTAACTTCGGCAGCATTGTCACGAGCGAAGATGCGGCCAAGGCCCGCGAGTTCTCGCAGCAATGGAACCAGCTTCAGCAGGCCGTGCGGGGGTTCCTGCTCGATATTGGCCGGGCGTTGATCCCCAGCCGCGAGTTCACCAGCATGCTGGCGAACGGGATGCGGAAAGCCGGGCCGGCGGTCAAGTCGCTCGCCGGCTACCTGGGGGAGCTGGCGAACAAAGCGGAACCCGTGGCCTATGCCGTCCTGGCGGTCGGGGCGGGACTCGTCGGTTTGGCGGGGAGCGCCGCCGCAGTCGGGGTCGCCCTCAAAGGGGCCTCGGTTGTCCTACCGATTCTCGGCTCCGGGTTGAAGGTGTTCGGCGGCGCGGCCCGGCTCCCGTTCGTCGCTCTGCGGGCCGCGGTGGGGTTACTCCCGGCCGCGTTCGGGCTGATGGCGACGGCGGCCACGGGCGCGTTCGGGCTGGTCACTGCGGCGGCGGGCCTGATGCTGTCGCCGTTCGGGCTGATTGCGGTGGGCGCGGTTGCGGCCGGGGCGGCCTATGTCGCCTTTAGCCAGAACGGGGCCGATAACCTGCTGAGCCTCGGGGAGACAGCGACCGGGGTATTCGGCTCGATCACTGAATCGGCCTGGGCGATTGCCGACTCGGCCGCGGAGTCGTTCGCGTCGGTGCGCGAGACCGGTACCGCAGCCTGGAGCGGAATCTCGGCAGCGATCCAGGCCGGCGACCTGCAAGCGGCGGCCGAAGTCGCGCTTGCCGCCTTGCACCTCGAATGGGTCAAGATCACCGGGAAGTTGAAGCTCGCCTGGGAGCAGTTCACGACGTTCGTGACCGCCACCTGGAAGCAGGTGCAGAATGTGGCCGCCAACACCTGGGAAGACCTGACGACCTGGGTGGCCAAGCGGATCAACGATCTGATGCGGCTGTTGCGCGTCATCAGCGCCGAGGAGCGGGACCAGCGGAACGCCGCCCTGGACCGCGACAACACGCAGGCCCGCACGGAGCGGGACAAGAAGGCGGACGACGCCACGGTCGGGCTGTTCGAGAAGTCCCGCGAAGAACAAGCCAAGCTCGTTGCCGCGACGGCCGCGACCGTCGCCGAAGCTCAGAAGCGGTTCGCCGAAGCCATGAAGACCGCCGCGACCGCCGCCACGAAAGCGGAGGCCAAGAAGCGGGAGAGCGAGAAATCCACGGCCAAACCAGCTTCGGGGGGTGGCTCTGGGGGTGGCTCAGCGTTCGCCGCCGCGGCGATTCGCGGGGCGTTGTTGCAGGCCGCGAGCGGGGCGACATTCGCCCAGGCGTTCGGCGTCGGCGACAAGAGCGGGATGCGCGACCTGGCGAACTCTGCCCGCAAAACCGCCGACAACACGGCGGAAACGAATACCGCCGTCCGGCAGGTCGAGTCAGCGGTCAAGAAGCTGGGAGAACAGGGACTGGCCTGGGGGTAACTTATGGCG